AGTAGATATATTTTTCATCTTTTTACCTACATTGTCAACATTAGCAACCATAGTTACTAATTCTTTGTTAGCAAGTTCAAGTTCTTTTAAAGCATTTGCTGAAAGAAATTCAATAAATTCTGCCATTATTTCTTTTTATTTTGTTGTTCAACTACTTTTTTTGCTAACTTTTCTAAAGATACATAAACAGCTAAAGTCATTTCTTCTTTTAATAGTGAGTTATTTGGTAAAACTTGGCTTAAAACCCCTATTTCTTCATAGTAATCATAATCTTTGTTTTTACATTTATTAACCATATAATCAAATTCTATCTTTGCCATGTTTAAATCGTTCTCAATAATTCCTAACTCAATACTTAAAACACGCTGTACTTCGTCAATAAACGGTGCTTCTAAATTTAATTCAATACCAAAACCGTCTTTTAAACTTTTAGCAAACGATTCTCGCATTTCTTTAGTTGTGCGATTATAAAAGTAAAAATGTAACGCCTGTTTTAAAGTGGCTATTTTGTATTGCAAAAAAGATATTTCTTTGTTTAATTCTAAATATCTGTTAGCTTCTGGATTATCTGACTTAATAAAAAATTCGTCATAAATACACATAAAAAGTTCTTCTAATCCTTTTTCTTTTGGTTTGGGTTTTAGCAATTGAAAGTTTTTACTCTTTAATATTTCAAAGAATACTTTAGCAGGAATTGTGTCTATCGAGTTATATTTTGGCATTATCTTTTATTTAAAATTCTACTTATTTCAAAGTCTAAAACTGGCTTGTAAATATTTCTTTGTCTGTTGTTAAACCAATCTTGATTTAAACCCATTATATCAATTCCATACTTACCAATTAAAGACCCTGTTTTATTATCTGTACTGTTAAACATAAAGCCACTACCAAACGTTCTAACGAATAATTTACTACTAAACTGTCTTGTTAGTAATAAATCTACATAACCATTCGCTAAAGGGTTTATTTGTTGTTTAAAGATAGCATATTCAGCATTGCGATATTCCCCTATCTTTTTACCATTTGGGCGTTCTCCTTTTGTAAACTCGTTAATTTTTTCCTCTTTTAGTTTGTCTTGGTCGCTTAACACTATCTGTGTTACTTGGTTCTCCAACCACGACTTCGTAGCTACTTGCTGTAACCTCAATTGCATTTGCTTTGCTGATATTGCTTTCATTTTTAAAAGGGTTTTCTATTTTATTATTCAACACACCACAAGAAATACATTCTTTAGCTTTTACAATAGGACTTTCTAAAAACAATTCAATTTGATTTAAGTCTTTTTGTTTAGTATGTTTTAAAATCCATTGTATTTTTTCTTCTTTTGATAATGCGCAAAAGTTTTCGGCATCTACACCCCAAATAATTACATTAAATATTTCCATAGTTTATAAATTAAAAAAAGGCTACCAAAATTAATTGATAGCCTTTTCATCCTTGTTAGTTACAAATATAGTAAATTAATTGTTTTCTTTTACGCTACAACTGTAATTTCTGGAGTTGCACCCTTGTAATATTTAGTTCCAATCTTTGCCACATCAACAACAGCCACAGAATCATATAATTGAACAACTACTTTATCTCCAGACCCTAAAGTAGCGGTTGGTACAATTTCGTATTTTCCTGTCAAAGTGTTGTAAGTTACTGAAACTATTGTATCAGATACACCTTGTACAAATAATTTTAAGCTCGGAGTTTCTATTCCTCCTAATGGAGTAGATTGATTAATTGCATAAACAGCCTCAACATAAATTTTATTATCAGAAGCATCAGCGGTTCCTGTTAAAACAATATCTGTAATAGGTAAAATGTCAGTATTAACATAAAAATCCAAAACAGAAGCATCTAAAATAGCCACATCTCTATTGAATTGAGTTTCGTTAATTAACTGCATTGAACAAGTAACGCTTGCAGAAGCAGATCCATTTGTAAACATATATGTTCCATTGTTCAACATACCTAAGTCAAAAGATGTAAACGCTGTTCCGTTTGTAGCTCCAGCAATTGCACCGCTTGAAAATACAAATAATACATCATACTCTTGAAATGAATTGTAAGTGTATAACGCACTTGCGAATTTCCAGCCACCTTTTAAGAATTTAAACGCATATTGAGGCAATCCATTACGAACTACCGACATAACCCCACCTTCATATTCTTCTGTAGTTGCCTCTGGAGTATTATTAATAACTTCAACAGCTCCTAATACTGGAATAAAATTACCTAATTGAATTTGAGCGTTTACATATTCTTTATCAAATGTTTCTGTATCTAATCCTATACTCCAACCCTTTGGAGTAAGGATAAAACCTGTTAGTCTACCTTCTTGAATAATACAATCTGGTAATCCTAAATTCTTACGTGAAGTAAGACAATTTTTTTGATTTATTAAAACTGACATAGTTTTTATTTTTTAATTTAATTAATACATTTTGCTTTTATTCTCATTTTAAAATCAACTACCAAACAATCTATTAAATCTATATTTATAGATTTTTCATTTGTAGGGTTAGTGTTTTTTAAGTCATTTACTTGTGGTGCTATACCATAGTTAGGTTCTGCTTTTAGTTTAAATCTATCCGTAAAACTTCCCATAACTTCAATATAACCATTAGTAGTTAATTTATCTTGGATAACATTCCAAACTGGTTCCAAAACACCTTCATAACTATTTTCTGTACGCCAATCGTTTAACTGTTTTAGCTGTGTATCTTGCATTATTACAAGTCTTGCATTTGTTTCATACCACCCTTGAAATTCTGTATATTCGTTTAAAACATACCAAACAAGCGGATAATTAGCTAAATTTTTACGTTGTGTAATCCACGAAATTAACTCTTTTTGGTCGCCGTACCAATATTGAATACTGGTATTTGGTCTTTCAATACCTAAAAAAGTACAATCTGCAACTGCGCCAGTAAATAATCTCTTTAAAGCATTTGCAATTATCATAGCCCTAATGAATTAGAATTACTAATATTTTCAAACGTATAAAGTTGTGGATTTGAATAGTCTGTTGGGTTGTCTTTTAAAAATTGCAACAAAGAAACATATTTACTATTATTGTTTACGAAATAATCTACAAAAGTAGTTCCGTAAATATTGCTCACACGTGGTAAGCAGTAATTATTTATACCTTGATACATTTCTAAAAACTTGTTCCAAATATCAACTAATGTACTTGTTGGGTTTATGTTATCAGCATTTTTAGCTTGAATTTGAAAGTTACTTAAATAACTATCGTTAACCCAATTCCAATAAGTATAATAAGCCAATAAAGAAACTTTAAAACTACCTTCTAAGTAATTTAAACCTTTCCAAACTTTACCATCATACTCTTTACCATTAACTAAATCTTTCCACTTTTGATCTGCGTCAACATTTAATATTCCGCTTGTTACTTGACTATCTAATTGAGAAAATAAAACGTTTCCTAAACTCATTTGTAATAACAAACGAGGCTTTTCATCAGCGTAGTAATTCAACTCAACAGCATTACCGCTTTGTGAACTTGTTAAATTTGGAATTGATAACTCCCTCGTGAAATTAGCCTCGTTTATTAGATACATTTTTATTTAGTTTTTTCTTTATACTCTTTTGCAATCCCTTGTGAAATAAGTGCTAATCCTTTAACTTTATGCGGACTTAGTACCATTCCTACTTTATAATGCTTTGTAGCTTGAATAATTTCTACTTTTAATCTGTCTGAATAGAAAATCTTTGTCCCCTTTTCAGCGTTTTCTAATAGCATTTTTCTACTTGAAAAAGTTGCTACTTCGGACTTTGTTTTTTTTGTCTCTTCTGCCATTTTTATAAAATTTTAAATTAATACTTAATTATTAAATTTCAATATCCGTTAAAATATCAGCAATTGAATCATAAACGATTGAACCAGCATCGCCAGCTTTGATATATGTTCCCATAAACGCTTCTAATTTTTTAGAAACTAAGTTTTTAGAGAAATCATCATTTTCGTAACCCTCATCGTAGGCAACATCTTCTGCCATTACTAAGTTGAATTTTTTCAAATCTCCTAATAAAATGTAAGTGTCAGGAAATTTGTTATTAAAAACAACATTAATAGAACCAACTTTAGTTCCATCAGGACTAACGAATGGTGGCACAATATAGTCACCCTCAGCATTTTTGTATCCTTTCATTTTAGCCTCCCATACAGTATTTAATACAGCTGTAAGTTGCCCTTTGAAGTTAGCTAAACGAACTTGCGTAGCAACTGCCATAATAACATCCCAAATATTAGCATCTTTGTAAAATTCAGATAAAGCAGTAGGTACAACAAAAGCAGAAGCAACACTAGTTATACCATCTAAGTTGTTATCTAGTCCATCTCCTGTTAATGCCCCATCGTCCATTTTTTGTTCCATTAATTCGTTTGCGTGTTCAGCAAAGTCAACTACTACACTTGGGGCGTGGTTCATTAATCTTTTTGTAAATTTCCAACGAACAGCTAATTCTTTTATTGGCTCTTTAGTTGTAGCCCATGATGCGCTTGCTAATGGCTTCAATGCACCCTCTGAAATAAATTCAGCATCTCCTTCTTCACTAACTCTTGAAACGTGCCAAATTGACTCTGTTCCTGGCTGATTTTTAATAGTAATTAAAGGTAAAATACAAAGGTCTGGTTTTGGAGTAGAACCAAGTTCAGTATCAATGTAATTACCGAACAATGGAGAAAATCCATTTGTAACGTTTGGCGTAACGTTTGCAGTAGTCATTAAAGCGCCAGCTTTTATTGTTGTGTTAACATTGTAACGTTTGTCGTTTTCGTTTTCTTTGTAAGTATCAACTGATTCTTTAAAGAATTTAACAAGTTCTGTTTCGTTTGCGTTTTCACCACTTTTGTTAGCGTCTAAAAGTTGTTTTGCAACCTCTTCGGAGATCCCTTCTTTAGCTTTTTGAATTTCAGTAGCCAATGTTTCTTTAGATACCGAATTTTCCAATTGCTTTTCAATGTGTCCTAAATATTCATTTTGAATATCTGCTTGTTTTTCAACTTCTAACGCTTTAAATGCGTCTAAAGTAATTCCTTTTGTTTGTAAAAACTTTTCAAATGGTTCCATTTTTCTTTGTTTTAAATTTTAATAAATAGATTTACGTTTCTTTTTTGTGGAATTTCTTCCGTTTCTTGAGTGTCTGTTGACGAGTCAAATTTATTAGAAGTGCCATTTGGCAAGTTCTTTTTATTTTCAAATTTCGACAATAATTCTTTTACCGAAATCATTTCTGTATATACTTTTAAATCTCCTGAAACACTATCAACAATTACGTTTTCAAACTCTCTCATATTATGTTCTTGTAGTAATAAATCATATTTATTTTCTACATTTAGAGAACGTTTCCAAATTGACGGAAAGTGAACATCTCCGTGAGAATCAAAAACATTACTTGGAGAAACCGCACATTTAACCTTAATAGTGTTTTCATCTATAACTTCCATTGATAAAACTGGAGTTAAGAAGTTTGAACCCTTAACAACTGCTGAACCCTCAATATTTTTTGCCTCTAATATTGCCCAAAAACAATCATTAACATCGTCTTTATTTAATATTTGTGGGTAATATTTATCAAAGTTTTCTTTGTTTTGACTATATTCAGGTGCATCGTTATCATAACAAAATAATAGTTTAACATAACGCATACCAACTGAATGATTTAAAACCCAATTATTAAGATAGTTTTTAAACATTTCTTCATTGCGTTCTTTTTTAATTACCGCCTCATAAATTAATACTTCTAATTTATCAATTCCGTTGGTAAATGCTTTTTCAACTGATTCTAACATTACATTTGAAAAGTCTGTTTTTTGTATTTCAGCTTTTTTAGTATGTATTGCAAAATCAATATCTTTTAAAACTTCTTCTTTGTTTATCATTTTGTTACAACTTTATCAGTTAGTAATATTTTTCTTTTATCTTTAAGACTTTTTTCAAGTGCTGGGTTTAAATTCTTTTTTGCCAACTCTTTATATATTTCTTGTAATGTCAATTTAGTATTCATAGCCACATTGTTTATTAATACATTTTCTTTTACCAAAAAAGTAAATCCAATATTTACGAATCATACTACTACCACACTTTGCGCAAATAGAAACTTGTCTTGTTTCATTTATAACTCTAGTTAGTGGTATATTTGGGATATTAGTACTCATAAATTTGTTTTAATTTATCGGTTATCATTTTTTCATCTGCTCCAAGCTCTTGCGCCAACCTCAAACTCTCTAATTCAATTTTACGATTGTTTATTTTATCAATTTCAAACACAGAGTTGAATGGTAAATGTTTAAAATTTCCTCTTAAATCTTGCTCATCTAAAATAACCTCGTATCTGTCAGTCATTTGTTGAACTTTAGGCATTTCATTATAATTAATAAACTTACCTAAACTTTTTTCTTGGTTTTCGTAAGTACTACCTTTAGCTAAAATATCAATAACATCTTTAGGTATTCCATACATATTAGCAACTTTTATTAAATCACTTTCATACGCTTCATCTAATTGCAATTGAGCTAAATTAGACACCATTTGTTGCATATCTACTTTTGACTTAGTGGCATTTACTTTTCTACCATTCTCTAAAGATTGTTCAATACTGTCTTTTTCGGTTTCTGCCATCGGTCGGCTTGTGGTATCTTTTGCATCGTGTTGACCGCTGACTAAAAACTTTTCAGTATATTTTAAATTAGTTCCTTTTGATTGTAACGCATATTGAGAGTTAATAGCAATTTGATATAAAGCATCCATTCTGCTATTTCCTTTTAACCAATTACCGCTAACACCTCCAGACATATCTGTAAAAACGTGTAAGTTTGAAAATTTAAGAACTTGAACTACATTGTTTTCGTTTTTGTACTTAAACGTTTGGTTAGTAACATCTTTTTTATATTTGCTTGCAAATGATATTTGGCTAAACGATTTTTTTTGTGCGTCTGTAAAATCTAATCCTTGCGGGCGTAAATAATACCAAGTATTAGCTTCAACATATAAATAAGCATTTCCTGCAGCTAACCAAAATCTATGCTCCCAAAATAAATCAGTCCACGTTTGCCAATCGTTAGGACTTTTCTTATAAATATATAAAAAATCCTTTTCAAATAATTTATCATTTTTATATTGGTCTATTTTAACTTGGCTATAAGTGTCTGATAAAAAACAAAAAATTTTTAAAATAGCTGGATTATTTAAAATTATTTCTAATTTATGGCTTTCGCTTTTAAATCCTTTCCTTTTACTTCCTGTAAACGCATCTAATATAGAATAAAACCAATTCCCAGCACTATCTCTTTCAACATAGTTAGGTAAATTATTACTATTGTAACCAAGATTAAAATTAAATCCCATATATAAAGCAAATAAGCCTTAACCAATAATAAAATCAGTTAAGGCTGTACTATAAAAGTTAGTATTTACGTTCATTTGTAATAGTTTGATGTAGCTTCACATCAATTAATTTTTA